AAATCGAAACGTCTGTATCACCTTCAGCCATAATCCACGCACCTCGCCTAAAGTTATAGAGGGCGAATAATCGCCCCCTAGATTAGTTATTAGTCACTATCTGTCATAGCGACAGTTGTGCCGTCAGTAATGTCCACAACACCGGAAGCATTAGATGCAACCATTGCAATACTCATTGTTGGTGTATTGCTGTCATGTACAAAAATAACATCGCCTACAGACAAATCATCTGACATTAAATTGAAATAACCGGCTGTGTTAACAGTAGCTATTGCATCGACTGATGTGTATGTCCACATTTGAGGGGCTGTTCCTTTTTTGGATTGACCACCTATTGGGTTTATCCCAGTTCTACTAAAAGCCATGATTAACTCTCCCTACAAGTTATATCAACTAGACCAGCAGTATCGATTACTGTGGCTCCGGCTGAATACATTGCTGATACTAAGAAAGAAGTTTTCTCAGGGATGTAGTTTACCTCTACTTTTGGAGCTATACCTACAGCACAACCAATAGCATCTTTGTGAAATGCTAGGCATGTTCTGTCAGCAGAACCATCTTTTGGTAAACCACCTTCATCACGATCTCCGATCATGTGGATATTGAACCCAGCAAATTGCTGAATCTCACCACGAGCTAATGCCTGGAGTTGGATGAAGTCTGAACTAACTGCTCTTTCGTCAGCTAATAATGAAGCTAAAGAACTTGCATGAATGATCATGTGTCTGTCTTGAGGTGGTACTGAAGCAGTATCAAGAGCCTTTTTAGCAGAAATAATTTTTCCTACGTTAAGGTCTGAAGCTGAAGCAGAACCAGTTGTCACGACAGTATTAGCCACAGTAGTACCAGCAGAACCAGCAATAAGAGCATCAATTATTATTTGATCTTCTCTTCTACCGATTGCNTTACCAACTAACTTAGCTAACTCTTGTCTTTCATCAAAGTTTACTTTTGCTTGGTTAAAAATATCTGAATACTCAGATGCGATATAGTCAGTCAATGTTGCAGTCGCTGTGCTGAATTGACCGGAGATTGGCACTACGTCAGTAGAAGGAGTTCTTACTGATGCTGTACCCTTTGCAAGAATAGGAAATTTAGCAGTACTTCCAGTTACACCTGATCTCATTCGAGAAACATTTCTCAAAGTAGCAGTTGCCTGGTAAGCCTGATGAACTTCTGCTTCAAACAAAGTAATGAACGCATTACTTAATGTTGTAGCCATTTAAAGCTCCCATAAAAGGTTAAAGTTAATTCGCCTTTGGTTACCGGAAATCCGACCTTCGACTACTAGAACGTCTAGCAACGTAGTGATTTACACTAGTCAGATCGGCTCATGGGAGTTATCGATCANTTAATTAGTATCAAANAAAAAATAGTTTGTAAATACTAGATTACACATCTAGATTTTGTATTACTATTAGTGTGCCATTTTGTCACCCAGTAGGTGTCACCTTGTCACCCACCTAACCAGGTACATTTTCCTCAAACATTTTCTCAGTTTGTCTTCTAAATGCTGGATCAGTTTGGTATCTAGGATCTGCAACTCTAGCAAATAATTCTTCCTTGTCTAACTGATTGCCGGCAATAGCAACTACTGGTATTTCTTTCTCACCTTGCATCTGTCTAAGCTTCTGCATTAATCTTTGACCACCAGCCGTACCACCTAAGACCTCAAGCTCAGAATAATCTTGCTCAGTAAAAATACCTTTAGAAACTAAACCTCTGCCCCAGTTAATATTAGATTGAATAATTTCATTAGCATTCTCACCTAATAACTTTCGTTCATTGTCTGTGTCTAATTTAGCTTCTTGTTCTGACTGATAACCCATATCAACGAACTTTTTAGCTAGATCCAGGAAAGCTTCTTGAGGTACACCATTTTCTTTAGCCCACGCAGTATAATCTTTAAGCAATGGATCTTCTGAATCTACACCTTCAAGGGCAGTAATATCATACTCTTCAGGTGCTTTTGGTCTGCCTTCACTTAGTTTCTTTTCTAAATTGTTATAGCTTTTAACCAGGTTCTCAATATCAGGACCTTCTTTTTCATCCCAAAATTTAGTAGGGAACTCATCAGGTCTTTCATACTCTACACCTTCGATGTCTTCGCCTTCTACAACGTCACCTGGATTAGCAGTAACCATTCCTTCATCTTGAATTTCTTCTTCTTTAACTTCAGCTTCTACTCCAGCCATTAAGCCTTGATTTTCTTCAGCCATTGTTACATCTCCTTAGTCTATTAAATATTTCTCTTGTGATAGAGTTTTGACCTTCTCGCAAATATCCATGAGAAGCATCGGCACCTGGTGTCCAGGTAGGTTGATCTATTGTGCATGTTTTTAAATACTGTAAAACTTTTTCACCATCTTCGGTTTGAAATGTTCTAAAAAAAATTTTATCTAATTCAGAGGGTTCAGGTGGTCTGTTATCAACTTCAAGATCAGTTAATCCTTCCCATCCTTCACTATTGATTGACCTCTGCTGGCTGTTCTGCCGGTTGTCCTTGTTCATTCATTAGCCCTTGTTGTTGTGCTACTTCCATAGCTTGTTGCATTAGCTGTTCTCTTTCTTCCGGTGTTGTTCTTAACTCTGCCGGCACTCCCATTTGGTCAGCTATGTAATCAATTAATTTATCTTGTTTTAAAAAGACTTGTCCTTGTGGACCCATTTGAGAGGTAATCTGCATAAAATTCAGAGTTTCTTCTACCTTGCTCATGTTTTGTGCCATAGCTAATGGGGCTGTCGGTGCAATCTTAACTTGCAATCCATTAACCTTTAGTGGCAATTCAATCATGCCTACATCATTCATAACTTCTAGAGTTCTTTTAACTACCGGGATCATAGTTTCATTAATCAATCGACCATAACTAGCACCCAGGTTTTGAGATAATTGCTTCATACGTTCTTGTATTTCTAACGCAGATCTAGCTGACATGGTATCCGGTGGTAAACTTTCATCCATCAATATACCTTTGATAGAAGCAACCAGGTCACCAGTTACAAGCTGTGAAAGCTGTGTGTCACCAGGTCTAGGCAGAGGTTTTAGAGATTCTCCCTGGGGGCCACCATTTCTAGCAACCGGAATAATTGCACCTGGCACAATACGAACTGTAGCCGGGTTTAATACTCCATCGTCAGAAGCTGTATAAACACCACCAATAGATAAACTACTAGATTTTAATATAAGCTCTTTAACTTTATTTAAGGATCTAATGTCGGGAAGGGCAGTTAATACCGGACCTCTTCCATATCTTTCCTGGGATGCTTTCATGTACCTGGCAATAACCCAAGGAAATGATTTTAAATTTCTATAAACTAATTCATCTCGGCCCATTTCATCAATGATCTGATAATGGTAGTTGCCGGTTAGCTTGTCGTAGTAAGTGCCTTCGATGAGGTCAACAATTTCGGTGTCATCACTTTGGTATCTAGAACGCATAGCCTGAGATATTTTTATATCCGGGAACTCTTGCTCTAGTACGTTAAATGGTCGCTTCATTTTTCGGTATACGTTTTCTACTTTACCAAATGGTCCTTCTTCAAAGCAGATTAAAAATGTAGGAATGCAAGTGTATCTGATAGGCTGTACTTCATCACCTGGCTGGATAAGCATAACAGCCGTTCCTATAGCAAGCTCTAACAAAAACTCACCCATAGACATATCGAATTGTGATTGTCGCATGACAGCAAACATCTTGGTGCTGTAGTCATCTAATATTCTTTGGACTTCGACTTCTCTTTCTTCAGGGATCTCATCCCCAGGCATCAGTCGACACCATTCTCTTTGGGGAGGAAAGACACCGGATTGAAGCCGGTTAGCGAATTTTTGTGTCGACTGAATCGCTGTGGAGTCAAATACTCTTGCCATCTTATCTTGACCAGGAACATTAGCTTCCCCATAACCATCATATAGATTTCTCATGGGTAGGGCATATCGATAGGCATCTTCATAGATAGATCGCCAATTATCTTTATGACGGCTGGCATTCTCGTATCGTTTTTTTACTTCACTTGGTTTTAATTTTGTCATGCTTTTTTATGCCTATTCGCAAAGTTTCTCGCACTCTCTTCACTTCCAAACCCCCAAGCCTTGAGGGCTAAAGCTTTTCTTGTTGGTCTTCCTTTATCATCTTTCATCGGACCCTTCATCCCGGCAAATCTACCGGCAAAACTNACTCTTCTAGGATTAACTCCATCTTTGACCGGCCTTTTAAGATTAGCACCTTCAGTTTTTTTAAAATGCTTTCGACCAGCTTCNTTAAGTCCACCTTTAGGATTTTGGAACTTCTTTGCTACCACTCTTAGGTCTTCCTTTAGGTTTNGGTTTTGGCTTCGGNTTTAANTTNGGATTAAGATCATAAATATGTTTAGGCATATGCTTTACTCTTTTTCATCTTCATTTTACCGGCAGAGTTAATAGACTTGTTTAACTTACCACCAGTTTCACTCGCCATCTTTTTCGCTTGTTCCATCCCCATCTTGTTGTAAGGAAACTGTTTCGTCTTCATTCCCTTGGCTGTCTTGTACGTCACCATCGGCATTGCTTTTCTCCTTTTGCTTTCTAGGATTTCTAGGATACGACCTCATCCTCTAGGATTTCTTGTAGGACCAAGAGTTGATTGCGTGGTTTCATTGCCTAATGCCGGATTATCTCTATCCTGGGTCATTAACATTCTGTTACCACCAGTTCGTCTTGATCTAGACCTCGAAGCCATACTTCTTTTTTCTTTAGCTTCAGCACTTTCGGCCCTAGATTCTCTTTGCTCTTGAGCTTCTATTTCTTCTCTTGAAGGACCTGGGGGGGCCTTTGATCTGCCCGGTATTAAACCACCCATTAAAACAATCTCCCGTAAACATAGTAGTCGTTGATATCAGGGCCATATTT